AACAGCGCACGGTCGTCGGGTAAATTAAAAGTGCTTACGCCATCGCCGGTTCCATATGTTACGCCTATTGCCGAAAACAATTCCGCATAAGTTTCGCGTGATACTGCCGCACCTTCGCACGGCAACCAACGTCCATACGGATTCCCGCTTGGCGCACGATATTCAACAGTAACTCCCGCAGGAAATGTTGACGTAGAGGCATATAAACTATCCAGAGCCTGTTTTAACTGTATTACTACATCTGCATCAGGAATAATCCCCGCCTCTTTTATAACGTGCTGTATTTCTTGTGTTATTTGGTTAAGTTCGCCCGCCTGCCACACATAAGGCGCGATTGGCAACGGTCGCCTATTTGTTTTTAATTCTATGTTCACTTTAAGCCTCCTATTGTTTCAAATCAAAAGAGTTAGGAATTTCATACATAAAGTCCTCGCCTTCCGCATTTGGATAATCAGTTTCAGCGGTATAATCAAGCAAGGTTAATTCTGTCGTCATTGCCATAAAATCAGTGCGTATGCCTATAACTTTGCTTCGCATATAAAACGTGCCCAGTTCTTTCCATTTCGTCCAATCTGTAAACTCGCCTTTTAACCACAGATTATTGTTATGCAATATTCGCACATAATCGCTTAGCTCTAATTCCAAATCAATTTTTGTCGTTACGCTTAACCCTAACCTTAATTTTGATAATTCCGCATAAATTGTTATCGCTACCGCATACGTTAAATCGACGTTATCGGCAGGCAGTAGTTGCGAGCCTGACAATTCAAATAAACGTTCCCCGTATTTTTGTTTATTTGTCGGTTCCGGCTCATTTTGCGTATTGCAGTTTACTATTTTGTTAAATTCTCCATAAGTTACGGCTACCTGTGTTTTTAATCTGTCAAGATTTTCTTTTACTGTCGGCATTCTTATTATTTGCTTGTCCGTCAACTCTTTTATATAAGTTGTCTTTTCTCTCGGACGAAAAAAGAAAATGTCATCTGTGTCAAATCCTATTTCATACATTGACATCAACGCTAATTCTTGCAAGGCTTGCAAAACAGACATATTGGTTAAGTTGCAAACTCCAAGCGGAACATTTTGAACTAAAAAATACCATACAACAGCATTTGAAAAATTATATTTATTTCCATTACTTAAAACATTATTAATAAAAAGAAAGTCTAAATATTTTCCGAGATTTCCAATCTGATCACCGATTTGTATAGTTAAATATTCTCCCCAAGGATCTGTCAATGAATTTCTTGAACGAACTTTCAGTATGGGTTTAGGCGATCCCGATATAGACGTTGCAGCAAACATATTTATCCAAGATATCCAATCTGATGACGTATTTTGAACTTGAAAATTTATTTTTGGATTACTACCAAACATTTTATCTTGCGTAAAAACACTACCATATTGAGAATAACTGCTCATATACTCGGGAACAAAAGCTAAATTTGAAAATTCGCCGTTTGCGTACCTAGCCACACCACCATCTATAAGATTATAGTTTCTTGGATCTGTATTTGACACGCTAACCAATTCAATTCCATCTCTAAAAATTTTTATTGTGTTTTGGTTATAACTCAACACCCAATCAAATGCCGTCCCCCCAAAAGTCCCCTCATATATTGTAGTCGCATTTCCATTGCGTTGAAGTTGTATTGTTATCTGTTTTAGGTTTGCAAGCGTAAAATAAAAACTAATGCCATTACGTCCAACAGAATCCTCAAAGTGAATATCTGCAGAAGTACCATATGGACTTTCTAATTGATATGTATCAGAATGAAATCTAAAACTACCGGATTGACCTGAAACTATGGATATAGTTTGCCCTTCCGAAGAGCCACCTGACCTAAATTTCATACTATTAAACGTATTTGAATCTCCGGAATGCCGCATAGTGTAATTATCTATCTTGGAATAATACCAGGCAACTGTGTTTTCAAACGCCGGTAAATAAACTCTGACATTATTTTGAAAAACAACCGGTTCAACCTTGCTAAAATCAGTTATACCTGCTTCTGTTAGCAACTCTCTAACTAACACATCAATCATTATTCCTTTGCGCCAATAAATCAAGTCAACCCAAATGGCTTCGCCCGGCAATAAATCTGACGACAAAGTTATCAATGCCCCTAAATAAGCGTTATTCAAATCAGAAACCCTGTACTCGATAATTTCAACCGCTGTCGCCAAAGTTTGCCCTTGTAACACTCTTAAAATTCTTCCAACCCCTGTTTGTGTAGTTCTACGTTCTCTATTAGAAACGGAAGTCGTGGCAGCATTATTTACGCTCGTTGACACCCCCTCCGCGCTAACTGTCTTTAAAAAATCAAGTCTATTTAAAACTTGGAAATCTATTAACGCATTGTCTTGTCTAAAAGTTGCCACGTCTGTTAAATATCCCGTAAAGCATTTGACATAATTGCCTGACGCAACATCGCCAAAATAATATTCAATCTTACTTCCGTATAGCGTATAATTTACAGGAAAAAGACCGTCTTCCTTGCCTTCCCAAAAACGATTATTTTTATTGTATAGCGTCAGAGCTAAATTCCCGACACGCCATTCATTGATAATTTCATTGTCAAGTTGTTGCGTTATGGATGCTCTTGTTCCTTTGCCGTTTATTGCGTCTGAAATATCCACAGGAGTATTTTCAAGTTCGTATTTTGAAGTCGCAACATTCCATTTACGGCGGTACAATAACAGCTTATGTCCGAGCCCGCTATAATCTCCGCTATTGAGTTTTGCTTTTAATGCAGTGCTAATTGTACGCATTTTCTTTCGCCTCAAAAGTTAAAGATTGTGATATTAATCCGCTCCACCTGTTTACTGCATACGTCCCTATATTTCCACGTTTTATCAAACATTCATAAATATCTTTAGGCTCCCATTCATACCAAGGAATAATAGTTATAAACCCGTCATCTTTTATAAACTTTTTTAATAAATCATATTGCGCTTTTTGAATATTACGAGCATTTATCTTAGCGCCCCATTTTTCATAATTTGTCCACGCAACTAAAGAACCGTCAAACGTTCTTAAATCTCCGTCATCTACGACGGGGTTGATTTCTGTCTCTGTAAATGCCTGTAATTTTAAAATAGACTTACATATACGCACTTGACCCGCAAAAATCGCTTCATCTAAATTATTTATTGAGTGTATTCTAAATATGAGTTTGCCTGTCATTAACTTATTAGGTATTGTAAATTTTATATTTGCTGAACCGTTATTTATCGCAGTAAACAACGGCGCCTCTGTTGCGTCATTTAAAACTGCAATTATTTCAAACGTGTTCCAATTTATGTTTTGTAAAATTACAGTGTCAATCTCTTTACTTACAAACTGCGCAAAATCGTCTTTTAGCCATACCGTAAACTCTGTTTCCCGAGAATTATTTTTTAAAATTTTATTCTCAATGAAAGGTTTAAAATCTACTAACCCTTGCCAGTTTATAGGGTCGCCAACAACGTCAACTTGCGCATTTTCGTTAAAATAATTTTTACTTAAAAATTGAATTGGCTGCTTTATTTTGATCATAATTATACCGCCATACTTGATTGACTATTTCCGACTTTCGTCGTCAAATTTGCAAATTCTAAGGCTTCAAGCGTGCCTGCGCGCAATGCCGCAGTTATGCTTTCAATGTCTTGTCCGTTTTCTATAGTAATCGTTTGCTGAATACTTATATTATTTCCTGAAGATTGAGGAACATTATCCCCTATAGCATTGCCTAGTCGGTTCATTGTAGATGAATTTAGTGGGATTACAGCTTCATCGCTACCACCCTCGCCTATAATTGCCGGAACTCCCCCTGTTGTCGCTCTGACAAGCCCGCCCTTAGCTAGAGCCACTCCTTGAATTTGAGCAATTTGCGCCATCCCGGCCGCAATTACTGACGCAGCTAGAACTACCCCATATATTCCACCTTGAGATAAAGCTTTTGTCGCGCCTTCATAAGTATTTATTGTTGCCTGTGCAATAGCTATACCTTTTCCAACTCTTGCCATATCTTTGTTTTTAGACTCTGAAAGAAATGATAAATTATCAAGAATTTCTTTTGTATTTTTAAAATTCGCTGTCTGTGTATCTTTATATGTTTTTAACGCATTCATCTGAAATTCTGATAATTCCTGCGTCATTATTTGATTTTTATTCGCATATTCGCGCTCTAATATGCTCCTTTCTTCGAGTGCAAGACGGTAATTCTCTGAATCCTTTTCATAATATTGTAATTTTGCTTCAATAAGTTTTTGATTTAATTCGTGTTGTCTTTCAAGTTCAACGTATATGTCGGTTATATCGTGAGTAGTTGCAAGCTCTGCCGTAAACTCTATTTGCCGTTCACGGCTTGCGTCGTACATTCTCATAACAGCATCTTGATATTCTTTTATTCTTGCTTTTTCTGCTTCTGCCGCTTTTTTTGCTGCTTCTTCTCTTTCTTTTTCAAGTTGTTTTTGACGTTCAAGTTCTTTCGCGTAATCAACCTGATTTTCCAAAATTTGCTTATTCCAACCAAGTTTCTCCGCTGCTGTTTTTACACCCGCTATTGCTATATCTTGATTTTCTTTTGCTGTTTTTACATTCTTTTCTAATTCTTTTTGATAATCTATTAATCCTTGTTTGGCTTCTTTTGTCAAAAACGGAATTTTTTGCATTCCTGAAATTAACAGATTCATTACTTTTTGAATTGCGACGGTTACGCCTACCTCAATTTCAGACCGGATAACCTTAATAGCGTTTATAACCAATTTAAAAAGCGTTATCCAATTATGTATAACGTTAGCAATTCCAACAGCAATAAAAGAAAAGTTTTTGCCTTCTTTACCAATACCAACTAAATCCAAAACAGAATCTGCAACATAAGATTTTAATTTTCCAAAAGCTTCATTTGTTTTTTCAACATTTTTCTTAAAAGTTTCATTTGCCATCATTGCGTCTTTTATTCCGGACGCAATATATGACGCTACCGCTTTGATAGCTTTAAAAGCAAGCGTAACAAGGGCAGCCGCGCCGACAAGTCGTTTCATTGCCGCTGCGGATAATTTTGATTGTTTTTGTGTTTGCTGCTGCGCTTCGGTAGAAGTCTTGGAAACTTCTTCAAGGCTCTCTCTTGCGGCTTGAGCGCCGGACGTGTCGGCTTCAGTTGATATTTTAATTTTCTTTTCTAAAACGTCGGACATTATTTTACCTTCTTATAATTTATTCCGAACTTAGAATAATCTACTGTTGGATTTAATTTTTCAACTTTTTTAGTGCTTTGTGTTTTTCTACAATAATCAATAACGTACGCGTTTATCTGCGTAAATGTTAATTCATCAACGGCTTTTCCATAATATTCATTTAAGATTTTGGCAATGTCGCCGAAGCCGTTATTATTTGTACTACCGACGGCATTGCCTTTTGAAAATTTGAAAAAATCCTGTCCAAATCATTCACTTCAATAAAAGCTAAAACAAAATTAAGAGATTCGCGCATTGTTAATTTGTTTATGTCAATATTTTCGTTTTTGAAACAAAGCAATATAATTACCGCTATATTTTCAGAAACAAACATTGACAAACTTTTTTTTGAATTATGCAACGATTCAAATATTGAAAAGACTTTTACCATATCGCCAAATAACAACTCTTTTAAAACATATTTCTTTTTATTTAGCGATATTTCTTTTTCACGACGCAACAAGGCGTCTTCTATTTGTAATTCCCTTTTCCCGCATTTCAAGCCAAACATTAGCTCTCCTTACGCTTTTGACGTATCTGTAATCGTAAGACCCGACGCTCCGTCGCAATCATACAATGCCTTGCCGGTTAATGTTATTGTTGCTTGCGTTCCTTTTGTGTTTGTCAAATCGCCGCTGCCGCTTGACGCAAATCTTTCAATTACAATTTCGCGGTCAACCGCTACACCATTGGAGTCAAGAATACCGTCAATTATTATCCATAATTTAAAATAGCGTTCGCCGCTTTGGTCAACGGTTAATACGTTTGTTGCCGGCGGCGCTACTGTATCAAATATCAAACCCAAATTTTCAAGCGTTATTTCTGATAGCGGAATTGATACTGTGCGTTCAACTGAAGTTATAACGCTTCTAATAGCCCCTAAGGCTTGGTCAATTACTACATCATTCTTTGTTGCTGCTATAGACAACGTAACATCGCCATTCGTCGCGCCTAAGTCTCTTGCCGATGTTTTTGGAGAGCCAACTGCTCCTATCAATACCTGCGATGCCGAACCTACTACAATATTCTTACAATCAACTGTTGCGTTTCCCATTTTTTTACGCTCCTTTTTAATTCGAAACATTTGCGTTCATAAAACTCATGTCGCCGGCTTCGAAATCCTGCCATTTCAATGTATTAAATATTTCATTAAAATAAGTTTCCCATCTTTCAATCGTGTAAAAATCCGAAATATACCAAAGAAAAGGTCTTATCCCGCCCATACCGTCTAAACTTCCATCATCTAAGTATTTTGCATAATCTGCCGTTGATTGACCGTTGACATTAGCGCCAACTTCTGAAAACTGTTCTCTTGCTGTTGCGCTTACTCTATAGCCTATCGAATCCATTAAATTGAAAGTATGCGCTAAAGGCATTTCAAACGGATTGCTATTGCGATAATCAGTCGTTGCGCGCTTACCGCCAAATATCGACAAACCTGCTTTTAATCTTTGCGCGGATTGCACGGCTAACATTCTATGCGCCTTTAAACTTGACTGAAAAATCAATTTTTCTGCTGTGTCTTCAAAGTTTTTAATTAACTCATCGATTTCTGATTTATCCATAACTACTTTCATTTACGGCTCCAGCTATACACAACTCGAAATCCAACAGAATTTGTATATTTAACTTTTTCGCCTTGGTTAAAAGTATTTTCCATGAAACTATTTTGCAGCCAAACACTGCGGACAATCAAATTATTATCGTCTGAAACAATTAAACAATTACCCTTAGAAAACACATTCATTAAATTTATTAAAGCCACAATGATTTTGTTTCCTGTAATTGAACTATCGGCATAAACTTCAAAATTGAAGTCCTGTGCGTACAGCTCTTCCTCATTTGACTGCATTTGCGGAGACGAAGCGTAATAAACTACTTGCGGAATGGCTTTTATTTCAAACTTGTTGGAATTGAGAATCAAGTTTGGATTATTTCCAAGCAACTCTTTTATTTCGGAACTACCTGAAAGATAATCAAATACCGCTTTTTTTATCATTTATTCAGTCCTTTCTAACGATAAGCGCAAAAATGTATTATCGCCGCTTTCATCTATAATTTGCGTTATATTGTATTTGATTGCGTCTATTTCTAACTTATGCTTTTTGCGGTCAAATTCAATTTCAGCAAATATATAAACCGTCGCTGATTGACTACCCTGAATAAATCTTGCGCCGCCAATGCTGCCGCTAATTCCTTCAAAAGCAACCCTTGCTGTCTTTATTTTTGAAACAGTTTGCGTTAATTCACCTAAAGAATTTTTTTCATCGTTTGTTTCAAATATGACAGCGGCTTTATTTAGTATTTTAAGCGTAATTTCGTTATGATAAGGATATTCCTCAATATTTGTAACGTGATAATATTTTCCGTTTTTTATCAATCGGTTGTTTCTAGCTAAACCGGAATCAAGCGAAAACAATAATAAATCGGCTGTGGGTTGCACAGAAGGCTCTAAATGCCCGACAATACTTCCATCGCCAAGCCATTCATTACCGTTCCACAGCTGTTTTTCAAAATTATCACGCCAAAAAGGTACAGATTCATTTCTGCCACGATAAGGAGCTTTATCATTTGCCATAATTTATACCGCTTTAAACCCAATAAACCGCACTATTCTGTCAACAATTTCAACAGGATAACCATATTTTAATTCACCGCTTTGATTTAACGCATTGCTATCACGATAACTTTCAGAATGTTTACCCCAAACAACCGAAGCCACTTCACTTTTAGTTGAAACGGCTCCATCGGATATCAAAACTTTGCTTTGATTATTAAGTTTCCACATAATCATAAGCGCCGCCGTCTCTTGCGCGTTATCGGGATAAACTATATTTTCGTCATCATCAATCTTAAATGGACGATTTCTGACAGCCAGATAATCCGCCTCAACAAGCGCAATCATAAATTCAATTCTTTTGTCGAGGCTGTTGTCGGTAATATTAAAGTAATCTTTTACAAATTGCAAAGTAACAATCATATTTACTTATCCTTGGGCGGTCGTCCTCTTCCGCGCTGAATTTCAACGGGTTCAGATTCAATTTTCGGTACAGGCTTTGGCTGCGTTGTTTCTACTTTTTCATAATCTAAATCTTTTGATAACCGTTCTTGTCTTTCTTTATCGTTGATTATGAAAATCATACCGGTCTTTTTGTTTTTAAACTGCATTTTTTTAGCTCCTTTTGTTATCGGCAGAGCGGAATTTAACCGCCCTGCCAAAAACGCATCTTTTATGCCTCGAAACGATTGACAACAAGAACAGCCATTGTGTCAGGTCTTACGAGTTTAGCACCATAAACCGCTAAACCTTTAAGCGCATCAGCAAACCTCTGTTCCGGTCTGTAAGCCTCAACATCGGTAATTTGTGCCGCAAAACTCAAAGTACCGTTAAATCCTGCCTGAATTTTAAACGCAGTGGCGGTATCTGTTGAAGGCACATTGTTTGACTTGTAGATAGTAAAACCGGACGCATACCCTGTTATACCCTGATATATCGCTTGGTCGCTGCCTGAATTGCCGGAAGCTATAAAACGTTTGTCGAGCCTTAAAAGAGCCTCAAACCAAGGCGGAACAACAACCCAGCGTCCAACCGTTGGAGTATTAGACTCATCAAGTTTCACACCCAAATCAACGAGGTAATTATAAGCCTGTTCGGGCGTAGTTAAAACGACAGGCGCACCGTCAGAACCGATAAAATTCGTCGAACCCGTATAAAGCCCTGCAATAAACTTATCGGCAACATCCGCCAAACCATAGCCCGCATTTTGTGTAGCGGATACCATAACTTTAGGCTTCTGCTGCGCTTTGTCGATATCATCGACTTGAAAATTAAAAAACTTCGACTGGTCAATTATGAGTTCTTTCTGATCACCCGTTAAAGTTTCCGGAGAACCCATATCGGTATTCTTTACATAATCACCGATTGTCACTGCTCCAATAGAATTAATTTTAACCCTATCGCCATATTCTCTGATTTCGCCTTCATAATCACGATTGCAAATCGCGCCATAAACTAACCTTTTCTGCAAATTTTCAAGTATTCTTGCTGACCATACTGCCGGTATAAAATTATCAATAGACATTTTGAATCTCCTTTTTTACCCCTGTTTTAAAATCGCGTCAATTTCTTCCTGCGGGAATTGCAAAATCTGTTCGGGGGTTAATGTTTTTAGAACATCTTTTGTCAATTTAGTTCCGCCCGCAACTACAACCTTACGTCCGTTTTGCGCTTGAAAATCTGCATTGAGTTTGTTGGAATAATCGCTAAAAGCCTTTTCTACTAACGCTAAATGAGAATTTAATCCGTCATCATCATTTGCTGTTGAGATAATTTCTGCCAACTCTACAGGTAAAGATTTTGACGTTAAAGAAGCAATGGCCTTATTTTTGATTGCCTCTTGTTTTCTTGCCTTTGTTTCGTTTGCAAGATTTTCTTTTAATTCCCGAATTTCTTTAGCCTCCGGCGTTTCGTTTTTAGAGGCGGCAACAGCTTCGGCTTTGATTTTCTCAAGGTTTTTGTCTTCCCAAGTTTTATGCCCTTTTGTAAAATAAGCGTCTAAAATAGGCTGATGAAATTTTTTCCCTTCATCGCTATCAAGATACTTTTTTACATCATCAGCAGAAAACTGCTTTAATTCCTTGAGATAACCTTTTACTTCTTTGTCGTCTTTTGCGCTTTCTAATAACGCTTTCAACTGTTCCAATAAACTCATTGTGATTCTCCTTTACTTTCAGTCCTCAAGTGCTTTTAAGCCCAAGAGTTCCTTTTTTTTATTTTGCCTCTACGTCAATTAAGCCGTAAGTTCTAATATATTGTGAATTTCTGCAAACTAACTCTTTTTTTGTTGACATTCCTGTTTTGTTGTGTTAAACTATATTTGGAAGTGAGGGCGGCGGGCTTAATGAGTCCCGATTCGGTCTCACTTCTTTCTTAAACTCTTGACGTTTTTTACAGCTTGTTGTATACTTTTGCCGTAAGCAGTTAATGTTTTGACAGCAGAAAGTCGCCTTCGCTGCCTTAAAATGATGGGGACCGGTAGCCAAATCCGGATGGCGTCCATCCAAGACATTAACTGCTTTTTTATTTTCTTCTTTTAAATGCTGTTAATAGGAATTTAATATCCATTCCTTCTTTGACAAAATCTACTACAACCAGTTTTCCGTTTTTAAAGATTTCAAATCTTTTGCTGGTACCGTTAAATCTAAGTGCCCCTGTTTCTATTACATCCGACAAATCAGACAAGAACTCCTTTACGTTTATATTCTCTTCTTCTCTGCGCTTTATGATGTGAGCAAGCCCTTTTGTTGCATCGCCCCAAATAAGACTTATACTGCCAATATCTTTGTTTTCAAATGCGTCAGGAACATATCCTCTCTTTTCATTCATTAGCTTTTCTATCGCCTGTTTACCTTTAAAACCTGGAAATGCTTTACCTGAAAATTCTTCTGTACTTTTTTCGCTTGTCTCATTGTTTTCCGTCTCTGCTCCGTAGGCCGCAACAATAATACATCTGTCGTTCGGATGAAACGGCGGAATATTCTCCCCCAGCTTTGCGTTTTTTATCTGAATCTCTTTGCCGTCCATGTCTTTGCAAAACATTCCGCAAAAAATTCTTGATTTTTATTAAAAAAATGCTTACACTATGTTTATGATAAGACAAGAATTTTTAAAAATGCTTGAGTCCCCATATTTTTATGATGCCGGCATAGCGTTTGATGACCCTAATAGAAACAGCTCTATAGATACTTTTTATCTTCGTATTAAAGACGATGCGCCGATAGAAATCAAAAAACTTTTTTTAGAATATCGCGAACTCATTATATCAGCTCAAAAAAAAGGTAAAGATTTATAAACCTTTTTCATTCCAAAAATTCTCTTCTGTTTCCATTTTTCTTATACCACTCATAGAATGCAGTTGCTGTTTTATTTTTTTCTCCCATCATTACTAACTTAAAAGCCTCTGCCGCAAACTCTTTTGCATCATCATTTGCATAATCTGATACTGAAAGCCGCATATTATCCATGTTTCTAAATCTGTTTTTTCCATAATCTAAGAAAAATGAAGCGACATCCTCTTTTAATCTTCGATAAGTAAAATCGTATTCTCTTGCATTTTTATATTACTTGTTATATACTATTATTAGAACTCAAACGCAGTAGGATAAGCGAAACCGCCTACTAATAAGAAACGGCTCAAAGTATTTCTTAGCGTTTGGGTTCTTTTTTTTTATTTTGCCCCTACGTCAATTAAGCCGTAAGTTCTATTTTGTTATTGACATTTATGTCTTCTTGTTATAGACTATACATGGAAACGTAAGTAGCAGCCTCTTTGTCAATGGCTGAATTATTTACGTTTCCTTTTTTTCGTTGACATTTTCATGTTAAAGAACTATACTTTAGTTGTAGCTGCGAGACGTTTCGGACGTTAGGACGCCGGGGTGAAATATTCATCGGGTCATCGCAGCTACTTTTTTATGTACATCGTCTTAGGTTTTAATACCCCACCTTCGCCTATCGCTTCCAAGTAAAAATATTTATTTCCTATTGTTTTTTCGTAAATCAAAACCTTACTACCATCTCTTGCCAATTCTGGTGAAAGCCAAATTTTGTCATAATCTCTTGTAATTGCGGGAATTAAAGCAATGTCTGTTTCCGTGACCGCAATTTGTCCTCTCGATGCTTCTTTGATAGCATTGCCATGTTGTTTATAAATATGTCTTACATCCATTCCCGTTAATTTATGCTTATATCCCAACAAATTTAATCCTGTTGCCGCCTTTATTTTTGCTGCCTCCGCTGCGCTCACTGTCCTTATAGGTATGTCCACCTTCTGAAAACCGCTACCATTACGGGCTTTTTTATACAATCTTTTAACTTCTTGAATAAAATTTTTGTCAGTGTTTTCTAAAATTTTTTCTTTGTCTGAAATTTCTGAACCAAACGCCGCAACAATAATACATCTGTCGTTTGGATGAAACGGCGGAATATTCTCCCCCAGCTTTGCATTTTTTATCTGAATCTCTTTGCCGTCCATGTCTTTGCAAAATGGGCAAGTATGCCCGTCAAGAATCGCGCTAACCATAACATAACCGTCATTACCTAATTCCTCACGATAATACTCAAGTTCTTGCGCGTTAATTATTCTATTTGTTTCTGTTCTAACAATTCGCGCGTAACCTTTGTCTGTTCTGTCTATGCCTTCTTTTAATCCCGCTAATACCGCTTTTGCTTCAGACTTTAACGCCATAGACTGCAAAAGGCTTTGATTTACCGTATTGGCAAGATTGCCCGATAACGCATAGATACGTTCATTAATGTCTTTTAAGCTAAATTCAGAACCTGTAATATGTTGAATCTTGCCGTACTTCTCATCATAAAGTTTTATCAAACTTCCCGACGCTTTTATGCTGTTAAGATTGATGATATTTCTTAAAGCGTCATAATTTGTTCTTGCTGATGAGTACGCCGCAAAAATCTCCTTAACCTTTCTATCGCTAAAAAGCTGTTTTAGCTCCTTGTTGATACTGCGAAGCTGATTTGCGTAATCCAACCGCTCTGCTTTAGTTAAATAACGGTAAGCGTCCACAAACTCAACAACACCTTTATTTCCGAGCTGCATATAAAAAGCAGTAATGCTTGATGAAATCTCTGCTTTTGTTTGAGAAAGAGCTTTTGTTGATAAGCGAACGTGTGACTCCGCTTGCTCCATTTTTGCTTTTATTTTCTTTGCTGCCGTAATCTCATTGGCCGTTCTGTTTTTTGCCATTCAATCCGCCGTTAATTTGTTTCATGTGAAACATCTTTCTCGTCGGAATTGTGATTATCATCATCTTCTTCAAAAGATAATGCCAGCTCTTTGTTTTCATCTTGAATTCTTACCATTTCGTCATCAGGATTAGGTACAAAAGATAATAATTCAAATATTGTTCTGTCAGATACTATTCCTTTTAAAGTTCTTGCGGTAGTTGCTTCCGAAGTCAGTTCGACAGGTATATTTCTGTCAAACGCAATACTTAATTTTTCCGCAGTTATGGATATTCCTATCTTGCTCCATGCTGACGCCAAAACCTTAAATTGATAATTCAAGGCTTTTTTAAATTTATTGATTTTTATTGTGCCTTTGTTTTCAAGTGATAATAACGTCCATTTTCTTGCCTCGCCGCTTGCTCCGACACCGGTAAAAGTCTCAGAAGACGTGTCAACAGTCTTTGAAAATCTATATATATTCTTTGTCACTCTGTCTAAATGAGCGTTTACAAAATTTCCGTCAACGGATTTAGTTAAATATTCTAACTTCTCACCTTGCAATATCTGAAACAATCCGGACTGACGCGCTGCCTTTAAATCCTTATCGGACATTCTCGCGCCGGAAAGAACCAAGTAAGCTAATCTAAACGCCTCTATTTCGTTTTGACTGTCTGAAATTGATTTATCGTAAGCGTCTATAAGTGTCTCAACTTTTTCAAAATCACCTAATCGTTCAGAATTATTTTCAACTTCAAAAAGCGGAACGTAATTAAAATTGTGTAATTGACTTTCTTTGTTTTTTGAAAAACTTTTTACCTCATCACCGGTTGAAATATAATAATGCACATACTGCTTATCATAGAATTCAACCTGAATTTTGGGTTTTAATTCGCCATGCGAGTCCGTGTCGTATATGGTGTAAAATCTTACCGCGTATTCAAGCTCGTTATTTGACGGGTTATAAATAAAAACACATTCGGCAGGGTCTATGTCTATAACTCTGTAATTTGGGTAATTTAAATCGGTTTTATCCGTTCCGACATAACAAAGTCTTGCGCCTCTACCGCAAATTGATTGATTTTTTGCTGTTTCAAGGTCAACATCGTCAAATTGATTTATTGACACGAAATTATCAAAAAATTCCGTATCTTTTTTAAACTGCGCGTCGTCTTGCCCATTATCATACCTTTCGGGCTTAATTGTGTACTTAACTGGGCTTCCAAGCAAATAACCCGTAAATGTATCAACTATATCGCCGCGAAAGTCATTTACGATTTTATTGTTAATATCGGTATGTTCCGGCATAGTTCTTGCCTGAATCGGCAACCCTTGCCCTGCATAACGTTGTTTCATTCCAATTTCATTTTGACGACGTAAAAGACTTTGCGTCCACAAATCAAAAAGCATAGATGACGTAATAATGCCCGACATTGCCGCCATTTGAGCTAAAAATAAATCTATGTTGAATTTTTGAGACAATAAATGATTCATGTTTTAGTCTCTCCGAAAATGCGAATATATTAAATACCTTTCAATATCTGATGAATGGTCATCTATTTTTAACGGTTTATCTTCACCAAGCAACTGCGCTTTCTTATCCCAACAATACGAAGATTTTTCCCTTATTGCTTCTGCGCAATTTCGCATAATTTTGTAATCGCCTTTAGCTATTTTTGATTGAACTTTTTTAATCCCCGACAAAACGTCATTGTCTGCCGGTCTTAAATAATTAAAACCGTTACTCCTTAATTCCAACATAAACGAAGCTGCCGAAGGGTCAATATAGCCGTACTCGACATCAAATCCGGTTACAAAGTTTGCATAATCGTTTCTATACTCAACATCTGTTTTTTGTCGTCCTGCTTTTTCTGCGTTGTAATAGTACTGCTTTATCATCCGCACTTTTTCGTTTTGATACGCAAACAGCCCGAATGTACAAACAGACGCGGTTCCGTAATCTATTGCCGTCAAATAACCTTCAGGCGTTATATCTAACTCATCTATAATGTTTATTTCGTCACGCCACATATCATAAATCGCGCCTTCCGCCATACTCCAAAGACCTTTTATGTAACGTTTTTCATACACTCCGACATACTGACGTTTCAATCTCTCCTTTACCTCTTGCGGCAGAAACGGGTTATCATCGATTGTGTAGTGCTGACAATATATTGTCTTGTCGTTTTCAATGAACTCTTTTAAATAATGATATGGGCTTTCAGGGTTACCCGTGCCGTCAAATCGTGAATATGTTTTGTCTAAACGGCTTGCTAACATTAAAAAGGCTTTTTCGTTCCATTTAGGAACTTCATCGCCATAAACATATTTCGCGCTCGTGCCTTGAATTTTCGACAACTGGCCGACTTTCTCCATTCCAATCGCGTACGCAGTTTCATCAAACAACCGAACTTCATTGTTAGACGAAATATGGCCGACTAAACTTTCGCCGTACAACTTTCGCATCGGTTCAAGGACATTTCTTTCAATAGTGCTTTCCGTAACACCAAGAATTAAGTTTAATCCGTCCTTCTTTGCCCGTTGCCTGATGTTTGCAGGGATAACATATCTATAGTCAATGAACGTTTTACCGCTGCGAACCGCTCCAATCTTGAAATTCCATACAGCATTTGCCTGTTGGATGTATTCTTTCTGCTTTGGCGAAAAAATCATTTATCCGCCTTTTGAGCGGAGTTTTTCATTTCAAGGAGCAATTCATCAAGTTTGTCAATTTCCGCCCTGTTTTCTTCAGCTAATAAGCGTTGCAGAGCTAAAAACGCGCCGACGTTACCTTTAATTGCCTGCAAAACCTGCCCTGCAATCATCATTTCTTTTATCGTTGTATCTTTTTGTGAAAGTTGCGGCATTGCGGTATTGAATTTGCCGACAAGAGCCGCGCTCGGATTCATTTCCATTATCGTATTTGCAATATCTTTCAAAGAACGTTTTTCTCGCCTTGCTTCACCCGATGCTATCCCGCCTTTTTGCGCTATAGCATTTCGCCATAGCGGCGGACGGTCTTTTAAGTTCGTCAGGTTTTCAGCCTTCCCGATATTTTTTTTTTAATATTCATACCTTCACTGCTTTTTTA